AATTAGGGTTGAGCCAATTGATGATGCTAGGCAAGACTGATACGAGAGCTGCATTGGCAATTGCATCGACATCTAGGCCGACTGCTAGATACGTCGCTAGTGCCGTTGCTAGGAATGTCTTTGCCCAGCTCTCTGCCATCTTCTTTAAGTCGCTCATTAGCTTCTCCTTCGAGGTTGAAATAACTGCCATCTTTGTCTCCCAAAGTTGTAAATGAAATATGGAAATGCGACCGGTGAGGGTTAGCGCCTTTATAAGTTCTGCGCTTCCATCCCAGTATTGGACTCATAATCTTGGTATCAAAAATTATATAAGCAATGCGCTTATCGCCCTTCTTAGCTAACTTGCGAATCTTCTCAACTAACGCGTAAGCCTCTTCTTTGTGAGCTGATAAATCGGCATCAATATCTATTGCTCTAACGATTCCTGACTTAGCGTCTGGTATATGGTCAGAAGTGCCTTTTGCAAGATGCCGAGCATCAGCAATCCAGCCATCAGACTTGCGATCCCTATCAGGATAATCGTCATCTATCTGCTCCCGAAGCTGAATACCTGCTGCGCATAATTTAGCCATTTGCTTCAATCCAACTTAGGCGATCTTCGTCCCAAATCCACAAACCCTCGCTAGGCATAGGTGTTGGGGCTTGCCAATCAAAAGTTTCATTCAAAGACCAAGAAGGAAAAGGTTGTGGAGATATAAATAAATCATTAATGGAATCGTAGGTGTAACCAATTCCTGCATATTGTTTGCGTATGTTGCCATTGTAGGAAGTTCTTTTGCAAGTTTGCCCTCTGAAATTACCATACCAAGTTTCAGGATCTAATCCTTCAATGAATTCCGTTTCATCAATGCCGACAATGACTTCAGTTACTAGATTATTTTCATCTAAAAAAGCGTAATGTGCCATTATGCCCAACTCACATTTCCTGTGCCAGCAGTAATAGTTGTGCGCTTATAGCCACCACTAGGAGAACTTGTTGTTCCTGTTAAACCTGCACCAATAGTTATTGTTTTAGTGTCTGGATAGCGCAAGATAACGATTCCTGAGCCACCGCTACCGCTCTGAACATTAAAACAAGCTCCGCCGCCTCCACCACTATTTGCAGTTCCATTATCAGGAAGATCAGTGGCATCACTATTTCCAGCGCCACCTCCACCGGATCCCCCAGCGCCAGCAGTTCCAGTTCCATTAATAGAACCTCCGCCGCCACCAGCATAAGTTACTGATGAACCAGTAATTGAGGTTGCAACTCCATTACCACCTGCTGCACCATTATAAGCATTGCTTACTGCATTTGCTCCAACTGCCCCAGCTCCGCCGCCAGCTCCGCCATTTCTATAACTTGCTCCATCAGTAGCAGCTTTACCTCCGTTGAAACCTTGATTAGCTGTGCCAGTTCCAACTGCAAAAGTTCCATCCCAACCAGCGCCGCCACCAGAACCGCCAGCACCTCCATCCATTGAACCAGAAGCACCGCCGCCGCCGCCAGATGAAGTAATAGTTGAGAAAACGGAATTGCTACCTGCATTGCCTAAAACATTTGTCGTAACTCCAGCGCCACCAGCGCCAACTGTAACTGTGTAATTTGTTGAAGGATTCACCAGTAAAGGTGATTCTAATGATCCACCGCCGCCAGTTGCCGTAACTGTGCAGCGCAATCCTCCAGCTCCACCGCCACCGCCAAGAGCTCTGCCACCACTTCCACCGCCAGCAACAACTAAATAATCAACACTAAAAGTTCGCGGATAATTCTGTGCAGCAACAATCCCGAGAATTGGCATTACGCAATATCTCCTACGACATACCAAGTGTCGGTCGCAACCTTAATGCAAGAAGCGGCTGAGAATTGAGCTCTTAACTTAGGAGCAGTTGCAGTAGCTCCCGTTGATGAAATTGTAGTAGTGCCTGAAGTAACTGCCTTGATTGTGGTCTGACCTGCACCAATTTGGATAACATTGATTACTGATCCGACTGGGAAAGCAACTGATGCATTTGTTGGGATAAGAAAATCATTAGCAGAACCAACGGACATCGTTACCAGCTTGTTGCGATTATCTGTAAGAACGGCAGTATAAGTAGCGGTCTGAGCGTTTAAGGTCAGCTTCGCTAAAGCATCATCAAAGCCATTGCCTATCGTTCTCATCGCCGAAGCGCCGTCTTTTACTAAGTCGGTATCATCTGGAATCGTAATACCTAAAATTGCGGTGGTAGTCATCGTTCTCCTTTAGCCTACTATTGTAGCGTTCTGCCAGTCCAAAGTTGGACTAATTGTGTTCCAATATTCCGTTTCGGGGACTGAGTTCCAGCGGAACGCCTGAAGCGAGAATTCAAGTGGGGATATATTCATCGTAAGGTTTAATTGATTTAGGCTAGCCGTCCAAGTCCATCCTTCGACGAATCCAAGGAATGTCCCATTAACCATATTGCTAGGCAGGTTATTAACGCTTAGGGGCATACCCATAAATATCCCTAATAGGTTATCCCTATCTCCATTATCGATTTCTGAACTGGCTATTGGAAAGGTTATCTGCCTCAAGGCAAATTGAGGGTAGGCCCTAATAGTTAGATAAAAGGCTGCTTGATCCTCAGCATCACCTTGATTGCGAAGTGTTGTCGATATGGTAGAAGCTAAAAGGCCATAATCCTGAATTGAGGTAGCATCCTCATCAGTTACTTCCGCGCCCGAAGTGCCATAATTTAATGTTATTGAATTTCGGACATCTCCAGCTCTTTTAACAATTGAAAGTCCGGGGCCGATAGAATGATTGCCATCTAAATCTACATAGCCATTAGTTACTAGGTATTGCGATCTATGAGTCGAATCTGCATAACCAATTTGGCCCTGAGAATCCTCATAAAGATAACCAAGTCCGCTAGTGGCAAAGCGAGAAGCTAGGTTATAAACTGTATCGTCTAAGCCATTTTCAGAATGAAGCTCATAATCTCCGGGGGTATCGATTTCACCCAATCCGTTATTTTCTGCATCTTGCCATTGAGTAGTCGCATCATAGGTTGCCCAAGTCAAAGCTGCTGGGACTTCATTCCATTGGTTAAATAAAACTGTTTCAAGTAATTCTAAGATTCTATCGCCATCAAATTGATGGGCAAAGTTGCCAACATAGACTGCGCGATTAAGTCTGGCCAAGGCTCCTACTGCGACTATTTTGATTTGTTGGCTAGTGGCTGTTGAGCCTGAAGTTTGAACTGTTATGCCTAAATCAGTAATAAACCCGCCAAATAGATTTACATAAGTAGCGCTTGAGTTTTGGACTTCAATTGTTACTGCATCATTGATTTCATAAGGGACTTGCGCTTCAGCCGTTTCAATAAGAGTTAAATTACAATATCCAGCAACTGGCTGTGAATAAATATCTGTGCGACCAGAAGTAATGGTAAGTCCGCTAAGGGTTGCCCCAGTTACTGTTGATCCATTTACCTTAACTCGATAAACAGGATTCCAAGCGGTCATAGAAGTAGTTGCTCTGTTCCAGCGCCAGTTCTGCGACCGGTATTATTTAGAGCTGAAACAACTGCTCTGGTAAATCCTTCTTCATCGATAGCGCTTGGGGCATTGACATTGACAATCACATTTCCGCGCTCTTCCCCTCTTCTTGCAGCAGCTACATCAAAGTTAGAAGGGATTGCGTTACCGCTTGGAACGAGTGTTGATGGGGCGGTTATTGTTGATCCTGAAGAACTACTTGTTGAAGCAGTAACTTTAGGTGGCGTCGGTATAAATGGTGTTGGGATATTTATACTTCCTGTTGAAGTGCTTATATTGCCTGATGTGGCATTATTTTGTGTAAATGATGGTTTGGAAATTGTGCTGATGTCTGGGAGTAAAGGAATTTTATTGTATGCTCTGATTAACGCGTTGATTCCATCAATTGCTGCATTTACGGCACTACTTATAAAACTAGCTACCTTGGAAATAATTGTTATAACTCCCCCTGCTATCTTGCCAATTGTTTCTAAACTTTGACCAAAGGATTGGATTAAGAATGGTATTACAAAGTTTTTTAAGAACGACACAAATTTTTCAAAACCTTCTCTATTGTTTTCTATAGCATCTGTGATAGGTTTTAGAGCATTATCCTTAAATTTAACAAATTGCGGTATAACTGTGTTAATCACATAATCTAAAGTCTGTCGAAGAATTGGCAATAATCTTGCGCCGATAGATTCTTTAGCCTCATCAAAGCCCACTCTTAGTCTTTGGATTTGACCTTCAAAAGTATTGGCTTGAACTGTAGCTGCTCCGCCAAAGGTATCTGCTAATTGCTTTACTGTTCCTTCTAATCCAAGCGTCTTAATTTCAGCACTAGATAAACCAACACCTAGACGCGTTAAAGAGCTGGTATTGCCTTCGTAAGCCTTACCAAGGGCATTTGAAACGGATTCTACGCTCTTACCAGTAGCAGCTGAAATATCTAAAGCTAGGGTTAGTAAATCTTGCGACTTAGTTACTGATCCTGTTGCAGTTGCTAGGCGCTGAAGGGCTGGGCGTAATTGGTCATCAGCAACGCCAGTAGCTAGTGAGGTTTTAAGTATCTGCTCCTCAACTGCTGAAATCTGGGCTTCGGTTGCGCCAGTAACATTTTTTAGGGCATTGGCTAAACGAAGCTGGGCAGCCTCATCTTCAATAGCTGCTTTGACGCCATCAACGGCTAACTTGACTGCATAGGCCGCTGCTGCTGCAGCTGCTGCTGCGAAGGCGGCTGCTGCAACCTTGCCAAACTTCTCTAACTTACCGCCAAAGCCTTCAACCTCTTTAGAGCCAGTATCAAGATTTTTCTTGAGATCAGCAACATCAGCAAGAATCGAGAGC